GATTTTCATATACTTTATCAAATGCAGTACGATCAAACATTTTTTCATTTATATCGTACGGGTCATATACTTCTACGTAAATTACCTCATATTCAATATCAGTTGTTCCTGCCTTTTTAGCTACTGCTGATTTAAATTTTCCAAGTTTGAATCTTTTTCTACCATGTCCTATTCTTGATTTTGCAACATATTCTCTAATATCTTTAGTTTCAATTCCTGCATATACTAACATTTTAATATCTTTTTGTAATCCAAACTCTGGGTCATTAGGTCTGTAAATACTTGCTGGTGTAAAGATATTTGGATCACCTATGAAGTTACTATAAAGTGTTCGCTGTACTTGTTTTAAGAAAGGTTTAACGAATAAGTTACTATACGTTATATTATCTGGATCTTTAACTACAATATTAAATTCTCTTGAAACAGCACTAAATCCAAAACGGTCAAGTGCTTGAACTGTAAATTTAAATTTTCTATCTATAGTAGTTGTAGAACCATCTAATGAAAATATATTTTTATCAATAGTTGACAATCCTTTAGTAACAACTCCTGTTACAGGATGGGTCTTTTTAAATTGATTAATTTTTCCAACAAGTTCGCCGTTGTAATTTAAAACTAATCCTGGAGGCAATGTACCACTAGTAAGTCTGTATAATACTTTACTAACTATTGATTGATCTAGTAGTTTTGCAACAACACTAAATGTACTAACAAAATTAGCATTAATTGATCCTAAACTAGAAGCAGTTGACCATGCTATACTACTTTCTACTTCACCTAAAATTTTAATTGTAAATGTTTTTGGAGTTTCAGCCATTAAAACATTTGATCCAGTAAAGCGTCTTGCTTTAATTGTAAATTTATATTCTTTTGTAACTGCTGGTTGATACGGTACTCGTCCTGCAATTTCGCCTGTGTTAACATCTAACGTCATGCCTGGAGGCAATACACTAACAGACTCGTCATCGTTGTATTGTTGGAACTCATATGCTAACGCACCAACAATTGTATTTGGATCAAATACATCTAAGAAAATAGTTACATAATTGTTTGCTCGTTTGTATCCAATATCAGCTGGAGTTAACCAAACTGGCATTCTAAGGTATGTATTATCAGCTGTAAATATTCCTGTACCAATTTGCATAATAGTGTTATCAGCACGTAGGAAATCATCACCAACTAAAAAGATTACAAATTTTCTTTTAGTAATAGTATCACCATCACTAACACTTACTTCAAATTCAAAAAATCTATTAAGTTTTTTTGGACTTTGTGTTTTAATAGAGGAATCATATCCTTGTGTATCGTAATAATAACTTTCAAAACCATTAGCACTTTTTAAACCAAAGTCGAAAGGATAACCATCAAACTGGGTAGTATCATAAAAGCCACTGCCAGCCCTTAAATCTAATGCTAGAATAGGATCAACAATTCCTATTAGCCTTCCAGTCTCTGTTAATCTAATACCTGGCGGAAGTACACCATCTCCGTCTGCAATATAAAATTCTAAATTATCTCCAGCGGGTAGATCAGGATCAATTGCTTCAAGTTGGAAATCAACAATGCTACTATCAATTATATAAAAAGCATTATTCTTACCAATTTTTAATTTACCTTCTGGGGTTGTCCATGTTGGTGCGTCAGGACCATTTACTATAATTTTAAATGTTCTATCTTGAACCCCTGCACTATTTGTAGCACGTAATACAAATTCATATTCTGTACTACGTTGCACTTCGAATGGAGTTCCTACTAGTTTATTTTCTTCTAATCGTAATCCGGGTGGTAATGTACCACTTATTAAAGTTACAATACTAGTATTAAGAGCTAATACTGTAGAAGACCCTTGTGTTAGATATATGTCAGGAGCAGTTGAATAAACATAAGTCATAAAACTACGTACAATTTCTTGTTGGTAAGGTTCTACTGCATGTGCATTACCTGTTTTATAATGTGTTACTTGTCCACCTAAATAGCTGTAATAATATGTATTGTTTGTACCATAATATACACCACTGGCATCTGGAATTGCGTTGCCTGTATATCCTTGACTTTTTGCTAATGCTAATGCAGACTCTTGTGCAGATAAAAAGTTAACGCCCATAGCTGTTCCGCCAGCGTATGGAATTACTGTATCAAGAGCTCCATGAATTGTTAATATTCTTTTATTTCTTAATGGTACAGAAGCTGTATTATAATCAGATGCTGTTACGCCTGTTTGCGTTGTTGGAAAATAGAATGTATTATTTCTATATTGTGGATCAAACATTTGTGATCCAATACTTACATATGAATGAATATCTGTATCATCAATTTCAATTAACGCTCTATTAACTAATGCAGAGCCGTTGCTTATGCCGATAAATTTTATTTTTTCCTGATCTACATTATTGTACCCTTTTAATGCTGTAATTAAATCTCTAAGCATATCCATGTCAGGTGCTTTAGAAGTTTCGCTTGCAATATTCCATTCGTTTAAATAACCTGTCGGAGCAACTATAATATGGTCCCCTAAATAGTTTTTCCATGCTTCTAAGGAGTCAACCCCGTTACCTCCATTCTCGTGTAAAAGAATAGCTACTGGAACTTTTTTAGTTGATAATGCTGTGATAGATGGAATTCTAATAGATATAGGATAAGTGTAAGTTACACTAGTATCAGGAATAGTCTGTATCCAAGTTTTTTCAATACTTAAATCTGATGTATTTTCTAATGTAGGAAAAGGTGCACTACTTAATGCAGTAGTATTAGGTACAAATAATGATCCAAGGTCATCACTTGATGGATCTAAAGGTAATGTAAGAGAGGTCGTTACTCTCTCCTCTAGCGTTGCTAGGGTGTATCCTGATAATTGATTCCAAGTTGGTAAATTTGCCATAATTGCTTATATCCCTTTACTTACAGTATTTATCGGATATAATGCATAGTTGGTCTGCGTATTAAATGCTTCGTTGTTCCTTGGTAGAATTCCCAAAGATATATGGATAAACAGGTTGTAAACTTGCATTAACTGATAAGTGATATGCCCATGTACCATTTGGATAGTCAGGCGTTTTAGAATATCTTCCATTATGTTGATCTAATGTTCCAGTACTTACTTGGTATTCGTGATCATTAATGAAAGTACCAGCGGCCTTTTCTGCGTATGTGTAGCCACGTCCTGTAGGTTCTGTTGAATAATATTGATATGAGCTAGTCATTCTAATTACTGACGAAAGCACGTTTGTTGGATCCGAGTATCCGTATGGGCCATAAATAGGATAACCATCAAAACCATATCCAACAATTTTACTGTGACCGTCTGTGTGTCTAAACTTGTCTCCACTAAAATCAGTTGCAGTATAATAAGTTGGTGTTGGTGTTGATGCAGTTAACATTGCAGAACTCCAAGCCGCATTTGCTTCTGCTGAACCTGTTGGTAAAAACATAAACATAGCAGAGTTATAATGATACTGGCCGTTTGTTTCAGGCCATCCACCGGCATCGTCTGCACCATAGTTTGATCTAAATTGTACACCGTTATATTCAAAACCTGGACCAGTTGCATCTGATGTTGGATCAAGTCCTGGCGGTACCACTGTTGGACCACATGACGGACTGTATAATACTACTCCGTTATTAGATACACCAATTGGCGTTAATGGAACAGTTGCCTGTGCATTGGTAGTATTTTCACCACCTCGATATTTAATAGAAAAATTATAAGTTTGTGCTTGAACTGTGTTACTATTTGGTGTGAATACGTTAGTCCCAAAAGCATTTCCGAATGCCGCCGGGTTAGGTAAACCATTTGATGTAATTGTTAATGTCGCCATTGTTATTCCTCTAAACTATTGTTCCTGCATCAAAGCCTCTTGAGTCTGGTATTAAGTAGCTACCAAAGTCAATATCTATTTGTGCAATTAACCAGTCAATTAAACTTGATATTGTTCCATCAAAGGATCCAAAATTAAATCCAGCAGTATTTGGAGCCATTAATCTAATATCAATACCATGTACTAATCCAGTAATGTTACCATTAAAAGTACCATTAAATGAACTTGCTGTTATTGTTCCGCCGTTAGTTAAATTATTTCCACCAGCATCTAAGTTTGCAGTTAATACTGGTGATGCGTCTGTTGACAATTCAGTAGTAGTATTAACAGTTAATATGTTACCACTTAGTGAAGTATTAGCACCAGTTCCGCCTTGAATATTTAATGTTTGTCCGTCAGCTAACTGTATACTTCCTGAATCAGAAACAACGTTAAGTTGTTGAAGTCCGCCTAATGCATTAATAGTAACACCATTAGTTGAACTTGTTAATGTAATATTAGCACCTTGAACAATTTTCTTAAATTGTAATTCTGCACCAGCTTTTTGATAGTACAGACCTTCGCCCACATTACCTAAATTTGTAACAGTTGTATTTTCAGGTGAACGTAAATCTAAATCAGCAAAATTCTGATTAGTTTTAATAAACGCTTCTCGTAGATCATCACCACTGCCGTCGTTTGCTAATGTTCCAATGTTTATAGTTTGTACAGTCATTTCATCTCTCTTCTTATGTATTTATTCCAGGAGTACTGCTTCCACTAGTGCCTGAATATCTTATTGGATTAGCACTATTATATGGCCAATGCATAACCCTATTAGGAGCACCATAACGCCTTGGAATACTATTACCTGCATTAAAATCAGTAGCTGTGCCTGAATCGTAACTATTTGCGGTACTATGAATTGTAAGAAAGTCTTTAAATTGTTGTGCAGTTCCACCTGGATTTGCTTGTAACCATAATGCACCTATTCCAGTTATTTGTGGAGCCGCCATTGATGTTCCACCTATTCGCGCCATATAATGTGTAGAACTTCCTGGATAAAATTGTTTAGAAGAATAACCACTTACTTGACTAGTTGCACTTGAAATCTCATCTCCCGACGCTATTATATCTATTCTAGGACCTCTCTCACTATCAACTCTAATATATTCTTCACTTATATAGGTAGTGTTATCCATATTTGCTACCCATACTGTATCATCACTATGTGGTGAACTAGGACGGTTATAATACATTTTTGTTGCTCCGTAAGTAGCCGTTGTATAGTAACTATCATAAATTCCGCTATTATAAGGAGCATTAGCACCTGCACACGGATGATAGTTATTACCAGCCGCCTTAACACAAATTACACCTGCATCTGTTAATTGCTCTTGTTCAACATCGTTACTACTGCTTACTGCTGGGTGATTATATCCAGTACATCCATATTGTGCAAAAACGGCAGTTGAAAATGTTTGGGCGGCAATGCTTTGATCTACACCTTGATAAAACATAGATGTTATTTGACCATTATTAATATAGTTACTACCATATCCCCAACTTTGATTTACAATAGTAGGACGTTTAAATCCTGTATTAGGATCAATAGGTTTTTGTTCATGCCAAACTCTAATAACATCATATAAGTCAGCGGCGTTTAAAGCACTTGATCCACCAAATACTCTTACTGAATAAATTTTTGCATTCTTGGCCCAACCATAAGTTTTACCAGCGGCAATTCCTGCACAATGACTTCCGTGTGCGCCAGCTAGATTAATATCGGATGAAAAATTTGAATAGTGTGTTGCTGGCATAGAACTTGAAATAATTGTATTCCAGTCTAGTTGGACAAATCGTGTATTGCCGTCAGCATCATTCCATTCTGGATGACCAGTTGGATCAACGCCGTCATCTTGTATAACAATATCAACGCCGGTTCCGTCTAGTGCATAAGTGTAATCCCCTGTGTATGAACTACTTGCCGCCGCCGCATCATAATCTTTAAGGATATGTCTTTTTAATCCCCAATTAACAGCATCTTGACCGTTTAATGATGATCTATCAAACTGACCAGTTTGT